TGGATTGTCTGTAAGTGCCTTAGCGGTTACTTCCTTTCCAAATTGATCGCCACCGATTCCTAGATTCCTGGCTCCCCAGTCTCCTAAGAATTTTGATTTATCTGCTCCCCAATTAGCAACTCCCTCTGATGCTTTGTTAGCGATTCCCTCTGTTACTTTGGGAAATTGTTTCCCTAGTGTGTAAACACTAAAAGCATCAGTAAGCATATTCATGTTTGCTTTTCTATTTAATTGCCTTAGGGCGTCAGCACCTTCTGCTCTTGCATCAGCAGCGTCTTGTTTGTATGCTTTTACATCCCCTACCAGATCTACGTTGGAAAACTTTTTTGCCAGCTCACCACCTGCTCTTCCTCCCAATCCACCACCAATTGCCATACCTAACAACCCAAAAGGGCCTCCTAAAAATGCTCCCCCTGCTATTCCTAGCATCCTTCCAAGACTCATATTAGAAAACATATTACTAATACTGCTTTGTTGCCTTCTTCGCATTTCATTAAGCTTATTTGATTCATCTGCTAAGAACTGATAATATCTTACATTCGCACTCATAACTAACTTCCTTTTGTTAACTCAGTAAATTCTGAGTAGTATAATTTTGTTCCTATCTTAACATATAATCTAGGATTTTTACCAGGTTCCCTTGCCAATACTCGTTCTCCATCAATCATGCTTATAACATTAGGAGCTTTACTAAGTATAGGTAATTTATTTTCCGATACCTGTCTAAATTTTCTTTCTAATTTTTCCATTAAGATACGTTCTTAATTAGCGTTCTATATTCAATAGATATATCGTTTATTTCTACACCATTGCCAGGGGCCCACCCTGAACATTTTACTTTTAAACTTCCGCCTTCAAATGGGGTTGATGGTACTGCTACTAATGTATCCCATGATCCAGAGGTATTTGCAAAATTCCCTGTTAAGTTTGTATATGATGTTCCTCCATTTACAGAATAACTAATAGGCGTAGTAACGGTTGCCTCTGATTTATATGTAACAATTATTGAATAAAATCTTTTTTCTTTAGCTGGGGCACCAAAAGTTATATCTTTAGTTATGAATTGACTATCACCAGCCTGTACTCCTCCCCTATCAGTCTCACTCCATTCTATTACTGTTATTGTTTCATCTGGATCACTTGTATTATTTACATCATTAGCTATCTTTTCTCTTTGCTCTCCAAATGTTAAGTTGTAATCATGATCTACAATCATGTTACTTATAACGTGGCCATTTGAACTGCTTGCGAATAAAGAACCTGGTGCTTTACTCCAAGCATTTACCCTGAAATCATAAACAAAAACATCTGGTTCAGTCCCAACTCCCGCAACCCCTGTTATGCAATCACTCACCACTATAGCGTATTTATGCTTAGGATTATATCCTATAATTGTACCATTTGTATAAAAACTTTGCCAGGTTGCATCGCTTAATTTACCGTCAATTAAATTCCTTATTGACTGCCCATCATATAGCCAGAATCCATATTGATTTGCCCACATAACTCCAAAGTCTGCTTTTGCTACAGCAGCAGGATGAAGGCATCCAGAAAAATCTTTTATTTCTTCTAGAAACCAACTTGCTGGACTTGGTGCACCAATATTAATAATAAATAGTTTTTCTTGTTTGTATGCTAATAATCTATCGCCTAAAGCCTCCAGCTTTACATATTCACCAGCATCTCCTTTTACAGCGTCTATAAAATAACTTCTGGGGAAAGTATCAAACTTTCCAGGAGGTGAGTACATTATTCTATCTCTCATTTGAGTAACAACGCCTTCTTCATTTTCTGTTCTCATATTGGCAATAAAAGTTCTTCTATTTGCAATTATTGCAGTTTTATAACCTTCTCCATTTCCGCTTATACTAATTTTACCCTCATCTGCACTAAACCCATTTAATATTTCATAGGTTTCTAAATTTATATCAGATGACCATAAATCGTTATCACTAAAGATTTGAGTAGCGTGAGCAGTATCATCCCATAAGGTATAAGGATCGCTAAGTGTAGATCTAGTTCCTAAACTTAAATCGCAATCAAGAAGTAAAGTCCATGGATCGTTTGTCTCATCCAGCCTTGCATAAACTCTTATCCCAGAAATCCTAGAGTTGTACGCTGCTTTTAAATCAACTTCTAAATTTAATTTTCTATTATCTGCGCTAGGCGTAAAAGTATTGCTAGAAGTTGGAATGTATAATAATGATTCTTGATTGCCATCATATATAAATGATGCAGCACATTGATACGCTGTATTTTTCCATCCAGAGGTGGATAAAGCTGAGTCCCCAATCAGTCTAAGATGAAGACCTGTTCCACTTGCAGATGGATATGCTGAAGATGTGCTAACTGTAAATTCGGTAGGGGCAGCTAAGTCATTCGCTTTTATATCCCACCCTTCAAACGTTCCGTTATTTACGGTTGACAAAATAGTGGCCCCACTTGAGTCATGGAAATGAGTTCTTTTAATATATCCATACCAAACGTTTTGATAGGCATTAGCATTTGTAGGATCACTATGTGACTTTTCTTCCCAGTAAGATGCATCTGATATCCTAACTGCGTTCTCTGCATAGTAAAATACAGGTCTTACCATTACGTGGAGTTTTGGAGTTCCGCTTTCATTGGCGTCAGTAGTTACAAAATTTTTATGATCAAGAGTGATCTTGGCCCTATTGACATCTCTTATTCTTAAACATTGAAAGTTATTAGCATTGCTCCCATCGTCACAATTTTCAATTCTTATATAATCTCCAGCTTTAAATTTCCCTATAAAACTATTATCATCATCTGTAATTACATCTCCAACTCCACTAACACCTGCTGCTGTAAATGCAAGTTTATTTGCACTAAAGTCATGATGATTTACTGTTGCACTTCCTGTGGCTGTAGCGGCTTTTGCTCCATTTCCTCTAAGATTCAATGTTCTTGTATTGTAATCATACCAATGTATATTACCATTTAAACAATCCATATACATAACACTCTTAGACCCCTGGTCTGTTGCGCCAGATGCATTTACGCTTGTTGGTGCAGTCAATCCAATGTCATAATCACTTTCAAAGGCAAACATTCCATAGCCACCAGCTAAATGTCCTTCTATAGCACTTGCGCCTTGTGAACCATCAGTCCCTGTAGCTCCGCTAAAATCTGAGGCAACTAGCCTTGTATGTGTAACTCCGCCACCTAATGTCTTTATAGAATTACGTTCTGTAAAAGATATGTTCTTAGCTTCAGATAATCCATTTTGAGGAATATCTCTGGGATTTGTAGTGTCTATTAATCCGCCAGAAAAATCATCTATATGTACGCTTAACTTTGGCACGCTTCTTTACTTTCCTTTTCTTTTTCTTTCCGTAGTATTTTCTACGGTCAATATCTACATCTTCTAATCTTTTCAATCGATTAGCTTTCCATTTATTGTTGTCTTACCATTTATAATAGTTAGAACATTTAAGTTAAAGTTTCCATCATTATAAATATCTAAAACTCCCACATTGTGAGTCCAGTTTGTCTGTCTATTCTTTAAAAAATCTTTCTCCATTTTACATAAACATCCCATAGAGTATGCCATCTTAGCTCCAGTCAAGTGAGTAATTACAGCTTTCATAGAATCATGTGTATGTCCATATATGATATTAACACCTAAGTTCATCACGTGACTTCTCGTATGATTAATTCCACTATAATGTCCACCATGATATGCATACATTTTAGATCCTAGTATTTTTATATACTTACCATAGGGATAAGCATCATAACCTCTCTCTTTTATTCTAAACGCTTCCATAGCTCCATACTTTTTAAGGTATGGATTCTCTTCTACAAAATTATCAAACCATAACTCATGGTTACCCATAGTCATAATTTTTTTCTTGACCTTTGCTCTCTTACAAGCCTGGTCAATCCTATCTAAACCTTCGTTTACAGCTGCTATTTCTTCTTTAATAGCAGGTAGTTGGTACTCTAATGGAGGTCTTTTCTTTTTACTCCATTGCCAATGAGACACCGAACTACCTTCAGCAAAATCCCCCAAACATAAAAAAGCTGATGGCTTTAAATGCTCCAACACTTTTAAAGCACAGCTTAATGCTTTCTCATCGTGATGAGGAAAGTGTATGTCTGGAAAGACTACAACTGTCTCTTTAATTGTCAATATTATTCTCGTATTTCAAAATGAACGAGGTCGTCAAACTTATTATCTTTAGTCTGGGTATTCATGTTCCAATCACCACCCCATCTAATTTTAAGTTTCATTTGGGATGCGATTCCCATAACGTATCCTGCAAAATAATGAAAACGATCCCTATCACTCCAGTCAATAGGATAGGGAGCAACGTCAACAGCAACACTAGGACTTTGATTATGCTTACCATTAGGAAACTTAACCTTGCTATTGCCTTTGTTGTACGCTTCATTTTGTGCTTTCTGACCTCTATGTCCCTCCAAAATTTGACAATCAAAACCTTTAACAACTTTGTTAAATAATTTGATTAGTCGGCTGTCGCATGTATGCAGTCTAGATCTGCTTCTTGTGCTAAATCTTGGCATCACTTGCCCTTCAATAGACCTTCTACAATATCTGTTACAACATCTACACACTTCTCAAAGAAGATTTGTTCCTTTTCTTCGCTAACAAAAGGGATGTCGATCTTCTCGTTAATCTTTGTTGCAATTACCTTACTCATTTCATCAGAACTTAAATGAGACATCATTTCGTTTCTGATACTAGCTGCTTGCGATTCGGCTGCAGCAATTAACATTTCTTTTAAACCCATTATAGGCTCCTTTGTATTTCATTCTTTATTTTGATAATCAAGTATATAAGGGTGGCCAACGATACTGCCATTTGCAGAACCATCGGCAGGTTCACCCACCATACACCTACTCCTAATACTCCATTCACAATCACCTTTGTCGAATCCACCATTAGTATCCTTTCTTTCTGGAAACTCGCTTACCAGTTTTCTTAGCATATTTCTTAGCAGCTTTCTTGCCAGATTTAGTATACTTAAATTTTTTCTTTCCAACTTTTGGCATTACTTATTCTTTGCCTTTCTTTTTTGCTTAGAGCCACGCCCATTCCCAATCTTAGCTTCGATATAATTAAGCTGATCAGTAATCTCATCATTAAGCTCTTGAAACTTGTCTACCATCAGGTTCTTAGCATCTATTAGTTTAATAATAATTGCTTGTAAGTCGTCAATCTTTTTATTCAGTTCACTTGTCATCCATTTAAATGTCATCCATAATATTCCAGCAGCTAAACCTGCGAACCCAATTTCTGTCCAGTTCTCGATCACCAGGGTACTCCCTTCCCTCTAGTGGGAGCAATGATTTCTTCTATCTGCTGATTGAGGCTGTTTTCCATATTGTCTAACTTTTCTTTTCCAAGCAATTCTTCTACCCACTCAACTACCTTTTCTTCTGTTAGTTTACTATATTCAATAAAATCACCTGAAACGGGAGGAAGAGATAACATGCTATTAAGTGAAGAGTTATATTCTTTTATATCATCATACTTACCAACGGTCTTAGTTGCATAAGCAGTATAGTGGACTGTCTTGCAAACATTTGGTTTGCCATTTTCGCTTATTATCCTATCAATGGTATTTATTTTAATCTTCATTTTCTTTGGTTAATTCATCCTTTAGCATTTTAACAAACGCATCTTTGCCTATTTCCATTTGTTGCAAGTTGAACTTAGTAGATTCAATCTTTCTACCCAGGTCTGTAACGTGTGAAATAATAAGTTTCTGATCATCTGTCATATCTTCGATATTGTATTCTTGCCCATCAAGGTTTAAAACTGGGGCTTTTTCTTTTTGGTTTTTATTATTAGCCATTTTCATTCCTTTGTTTTTTATGGTTTCTTTAAGCCTAACCTTTGCATTAGACTTCTGTTAGTTTCAATTAATTCTTCGTTGTGGTGTTCGAGTTCTTCAATATGCTCTGCCTCCATTTTTGCAACCTTTGAGCCTAACACCACCACCTCATCATGTAAATCATTTAATCTTGCTTCTATATTTGCAAACTTCATTTGAGTTTGGTACCACCCGCCAACGACAATTCCGACAGCAAACATTGCTTTGATAAGAAACGCAATTGATATATGTACTTGAGCATCTTCACTTATACCTTTAGTCATGGCCCTGGTTTATCCTCTGTGCATCAATATAGAACTTTTTAAAATCAATATAAGTACTATCAAGTTGCATCTGTACTGTCATCAATAATGAATCTACTTCAAACATTTCTTTTGCTAGCTCTTCTCTTGTTTTACCTAAATAGTATTCATCATTGCAAGCTATAAAAATTAAGGCTGCTAAGAATCCGATAAATGCTGAGGCTATAACGACTCTAAGGACTTTATTCATTTCTTTCCAGTCTGGTACTACTTTCATCTTCTATCTCTAATGTAAATGGATCTGTTTCTGTTGTATCGGGAGGTGTATATATCCCAATCTTTTCTTCAAATTTATTTATAGCAGGTTCCAATGTTCCTTTAGCATCTGCTAAAAGAATAGCTATTGCTACTACACAATGTAAATAAAACCAAGTCATGCGTTTTTCAATGCCTCTACTTCTGCTGATAATTCTTGGACTGCTGATACTAATAATGGAACAAGTTTAGAATGGTCAATG